CGCTTATTCCCCTATCGTGGAGCAGGCAGTTGCGAAAGCAACTACTAGCTGCGACAGAGGTCCCAACACGTTAAAAACGTGCTGGGGTCCACCTCTTTTTCAGCAAGACCCGATGAGGAACCGGGTAGACATGTCTGGAACTTAGTGAGACATTACTGTCTGCACAACCAGCCGTCGCGCGCCTCTCCAAAGAGAGTAGCGCATCCTGAAGGTGATACCTATCACCCGTCGCTGCCGTTGTTGAAGCGGCAGCCAGGAGGACTCTGACCTCATAGCGCTGATAACTCCGATTCCATCTAAGATGGCTTTCGGGATTATTTCGCGCTACGTACGCCAGATTCCGGTCTACATACTCATAGATACCAGAAGTGGTAACCTCGTTTGAAATAGGAAGAAAAGTCTTCCTCCTCTCACGAAGCAACCGCTGTCTGACAGCATAGTAGATGTAGCTCGCGACTTCCTCGTATCCAGCAATTCGTGCGTTTTTAGCGAACGAACATAAGGATACGAGATCATGTAATGAGGCAGTACTGTGAACCTTCAATCGCAACGGCGTAACATTGATACCTTTGAAGGCATCAACGCCACAGGATTCTCGGAAGAATCCTCTACTAAATGACTTGGACTTGTTGACCGCGAGGCCAGCACGTTCAAGACCATCAATAGCAGCAGCGACGTAATGAGAAGGGACACAGATATCATCCCCAAACACATAGACGCCTTTTCCGGCCTCGCGGCCGTATCGGGCTTCTATGCCAGTTCGAGCCAGTGCATAGAACATCAAGGATTCGACAGGAAAGCATAATGCATTTCCCATCGGAGCCCATTTGTTCAGCTGTATCACCCGACCACTAGGAAGAATCACTTCTTCCATTCTAGTGCACGATAAGATGCCGTATGCATAGTCACCTAGTAAGTGACGAACAACGCGGCATCCTAGTCGATCACTAGCATCCTTCAGATCAAGCGTACAATACGCCTGACTTAAGGAACTTGCAAGAGCAATGCGACCGTTAACAGACTGATCAGCAAAATTAATGTGCCGATCAGTAATGCGAACAATAGCATCTTCGAGCAAAACACGCTGACCTTGTTGTATCCAAATCGATTCTTTAGGGTGAACGCAAATACTGCGTGGCCCGCGGGAATCTTTAGGGACGAAAACAAGCTTCCCTTTAATGGGGAAGTTAGTGATTTCCATATTCTTGGAAGTAATTTCGGTAGCCGACGGGAGAAATCCCGGAAGGCAATCAAAATAATCCCAATAATTATAGTAGTCATTTATGGCAGCTGGTATGGTTTTGAAATCACTTCTATGCAGAGGGTCACAGGACGGAAAAACCGCCCCAGGACCATGCTTAGGTATGATATCATGCCATCGTATCGATCCGATTACGCGACCGACGATGGCTCGGGCTGTTCGCCAGAAAGGACCGGAGAAGGATAAACCTTCTTCGAATTCCTTAACTAAACGATCAGTATTAATGAAAGACTCTTCCGAGTCTTTCTTTTGTTGATCAGTTGGTTCGAACCTAGCCTTATAACCGAACACAAGAACCTGTCTTATGTATTTAATGAGAATCGGATCCTTATTACTAAGGTACCGATCCCAGAGTGGCTTAAGCCACGGTGGGAAGAGCAGACAATAAGTCGGCTCAACGAGGATGTCCTCATTCTCAAGATACACAAGCAGTTCCTTGTCCAACCTCGGAGCACCAATGGTGATCCAAGCAAGTCCCAAGTCAGCAGGGGCGCATAGTTGCACTCCTGTGATATGAGAAATGTCGGTTAGCAGACGATTGTAACACTGTAGTAGGATACTCATGACTAGTATATACTAGTTGCCTGGTTGCTGATAACGTTGTCAGTATGTTTTACTGACTTTGGTTACTGCTCGCGATTAACGAAGATCTCGTCCATAAGGTCGAGACCCGAGTCATCTTCTTGCAGCACGTCAATGAGACTCTGGACAGCCGCGAGGATGTCCGAGCTCGTGACGGAAGCCCCTTGCGGGACTTGAACCACAACGTATGCTGAAACATCGCCGACCAAACCGGTCGTCGTGTCCAGCACCTGGGTGCGATCGATGCGAAGCAATGAACGAGTAGCAGGCACTTTAAGCTTGCTATCCGTCACTTGCTGATGACTGATCGTCATCGTAGTGGGCAGATTAGGCCCGCGACTGACTTCAGAACGCACGCTTCCAGACTTATCAGAGTACTTCAGCTTCAAGCTGAGGGACCCGACTGTGAGATCACTGTTCATGGTATTATAGTAACGGCATATGCCGTCTGTTTTACTCTGACACACTAACTACCGTTTCGCTACCTTTTGGTAGAGCAGCGCACCCGTAAGGGCAAGCTGCTTCTTTCCGAAATGGCTACTCACGTACACAGCAGGACGCTGTGCAATGAGTGGTGTTCTAGTGAATCGACGTAGGCTAGTCGAACAGACAATCGTGCCTTGCTCAGGAATTATCGCATTACTGTTTTTAAGAGTAGTACGATAAAAGACAGAACTAGACTCGGTCATCCATGCGTCACTTATCTGCTTAGTATTCCCCGTAAGGAGATTATCAAGCTCTTGGGTGATCCCTTTAAGGTTGAGAAACCAGTCTGCCATGAATGAGTACGGGATTTTCTCCCATACAAAACTGGCAGGACCTGGTGTCCCAAACTTCCTTAGAAGATAATCTAAACGATGAAAAACAGCAGTATTGTACTGCTGTGTTCTCACTCCCTTAACGCCAACATGGCGTTTAGGGGAAGTGGGAACAAAACGTTCAGATGTCATATAAGGCGGGAACATATCCGCTGTAGAACCGACTATTGACCCCGTCTGAGAGGTCGACACAGTATCTATACGACTTTTGCGGGAGAAGTCTTTCTGCATGTCTCGGTGTAAACCATGACATGCTTTGGACATCTTCTTCATATCGGATAGTAACGGTGCTAGTCCAAACGAATAAGCTAGAAACGAATTAGAGGCGCGCAAACCGACTCGCTTAACTCCCCTCGAGAAAACTCGAAAGGAGCGCTTGCCGAGCGCGTCTCTAACTTCCGATCTATCTATCGTTGTCGCCAATGAGCGCAAGGTACCGGGAATCTGATTAGCTTCAGCAATATTAAGGAGGTTATCAACCTCATTAGTAGAATGAAACTTCTCGATAGTTTCCGATAACTGCACTGACAGGCTTTTAGAATATTCTGTCGAATACGATTCGTAATTAAACGGATACGTATACGAAGGATATATTCCATGCCCCCACCACAACGCATTGGGTCCAGTGTCTTCTACAATGTTAGGCCCGGAATGATATTTCCAGGTTCCAGCATTCGAAGACATAAACTCAGTGAATTTGTGATCGACAAACTTCGTCGTTTTAACCTTATCTACGCTATCGATCATCTCCTCGACTACAAAAGTTTTGTAGAAGTTGGAGCTATCGAATGGCGAGCCAGGGTAAGACGGCGGGTCACCGTTTAAGGAGAACAAAATATGTCCTCCGGGAACGAGTTCGGTCTCAAAGAGACGGGTTCGGG